ATCGAAACCGAAAAGATGTATGAAGTCCTGTATGAGCTGACCGTATAAGCCGGCCGCAGGGCGATAGGAGGAATAACCAATGTCGAAGCAAAGCAATAAGGTCAAATTTGGCCTGAAAAACTGCCATTATGCCAAGGCGACCTTTGACGAAGATGGCAGCGTCACTTACGCAAAGCCGGTCCGCATCCCCGGTGCAGTCAGTCTTTCTATGGATGCTAACGGTGAAATCGAGCCGTTCTATGCGGACAATATCGCCTATTATGTCGTGAATAACAACTCCGGCTACGAGGGTGATCTGGAGATCGCACTGATCCCGGAGAGCTTCCTCACGGACATCATGCACGAGGAGCTGGATGGCAACGGCGTGCTTGCTGAGAACGCTAACGTGGAACTGGAGCATTTCGCCTTCCTGTTCGAGTTCGATGGTGACCAGCGCCATATCCGCCATGTGCTGTACAACTGTGTGGCAAGCCGTCCGTCCATCGAGGGTGAGACCAATGAGGACAGCAAGGAAGTCAAGACGGACACCCTGAACCTGCAGGCAACCCCTCTGGCAAACGGTTATGTCAAGGCAAAGACCGGCACCAACACCACCGATGATGTCTATAACAAGTGGTACGATGCGGTCTATGAGCCGCAGGCAGAAGCTGTGGACACCGAAGATACCAGTCACACCGAGGAGCCGCAGGGCTAAGTGACCGACACACACCGCAGGGCTTCGGCTCTGCTTACATTATTATAAAGAGGTATATGACTATGAAGAAGATTTTTCCTTTGTTCGCAGTGATCATCGTTCTGGTACTGGCTGTCTGCTCGTTCCACATCATCCCCACCGGATACACGGGCGTGAAGACCAGCTTCGGTCAGATCCAGGAAACCACCATCCAGAGCGGTAAGCTCAACTTCTGCATCCCCTTTGTGCAGAGCATTCACAAGGTCAACAACAAGCAGCAGGATAAGCACATCGAAGCACAGGTCTGGGGCGAAGCGTCTGACAAGACCCCTGTGTATGCTGCTGATGTCATCGTGACCTATCAGGTGCTTCCTGAGAAGAGTGCATGGCTGTATGCGAATGTGTCCGACATCAAGAATCTGGTCGGTGACGAGCTGGTGGCATCGGCAATCAAGTCTGCAATGGCTGAACTTGGCCCCAATGAGGTAACCAACCGCACCAAGATCGAGCCTCTGGCACAGCAGAAGCTGGCAGAGTCCCTTGTGCAGAAATATGGTGAGGACGTTGTGTTCGTAAACAAGGTCGTCATCAACGACATGAATTTCGAGGATGCCTATAACGAAGCCATCCAGCAGAAGTCCATTGCACAGCAGAACGCAGATAAGCAGAAGATCGAGAATGAAGCCGCCATTGCCAAGGCAGAAGCGGATAAGCAGGTGGCAATCACCAATGCAGAGGCGGAAGCCCAGAAGACTTCCATTGCCGCAGAAGCACAGGCAGAGGCAAACCGCAAACTGGCAGAAAGCCTGTCCGATACGCTGATCGAGTACCAGAAGATCCAGAAGTGGGATGGAAAGCTGCCTACTGTGAGCGGCGGTAATGCACTGGTGAGCATTGACCCGGCAGAGTAAGAAACGCGATATATGGCAGGGCTTCGGCTCTGCCAATTTTACATGAAATTTATGGAGGATTATGATTATGGCAGTTACAAAGAAAATCGAGATCGATGGCAAGGAAGTTACCTTTAAGGCAAGTGCCGCTGTGCCTCGCCTGTACCGCATCAAGTTCGGCCGTGATATCTACAAGGACCTGCGCCAGCTGGAAAAGAGCGTGGGAGAGAATGATGAGGATAATTCCAACCTCGACCTGTTCAGTCTGGAGATGTTCGAGGATCTGGCATGGCTGATGGCCCGTCATGCAGACCCGGCAAAGGTGCCGGACAGCCCGGAGGAGTTCCTGGACCAGTTCAACACCTTCTCCATTTATCAGATCCTGCCCCAGCTGATCGAACTGTGGGGCCTGAATGTGCAGACGGAGGTGGAATCCAGAAAAAACCTCGCAAAAGTGAGCGGGAAATGACCACCCCGCTCTTTCTGCTGCGCTGTGTACAGCTCGGTATCAGCATCGCCGACCTCGATCTGCTGACCATCGGGTTGGTCAATGATATGTTCACGGAGCGGCAGAACGACGACTATCCGTACAAAGAGCTGGCTTCGCAGGAGGATTTCGACCGGTTCTAAAGCAAAAAACAGACGGCCGTGCTTATATCGTGAATGAAATAAGCACAATCGTCTGGTGGTAAGGTATAAAAAATCCCACTCAGCCGTGTGACTGGGTGGGAAATCCTTATTTGTCGCTGTAGTGTCCGCGACAGGCTGCAATGAAGATGCGTCCATCTTCCATATGGTAAACAAGTCGGTTCTTTTCGTCAATCCGACGGCTGAACTCGCCTTGCAAATCACCTTTTAACGGTTCTGGATTTCCGATACCTTCCATGCAGCCATTTCTTTCGATGTCTTTAATAAGCTGATTGATGCGTTTTAATGTCTTTTTATCCTGAAGCTGCCAGTAGATGTAGTCATCCCATGCTTCATCAGACCAGATTTTTTCACTCATCGTCTACCTCAATCAGTTCGTGAGCAGTGCCTTTTCCTGCACGGAGTTCCTGCACGGATTTCTTAACATGAGAGAGATTAGGCTCAGTAAAGAAAGGATCAGGAGTCTGTGCAATCTCAAAAGGAATGCGGTTTTCACGTAAAACTGCTTTCACAAAAAGATTGATAGCGGTAGAAGTGTTGAGTCCGACATTAGAGCAAAAAGCATCAAAATCAACTTTGTCTCTTGCATCGACTCTTGCAGTAAGTGTTGCTTGTGCCATAATGAACAGCTCCTTTCTGTGTTCTATCTGTTTATATTATAACTCTATTGTATTCGGATAGCAAGCAATTATAACACAATTAACGAAAAATTTATACTTCCAATTTGATTGCAGACGGGATTCTCAACCGATACCGTCTTTTTTCATGCCCAAAAGGAGGTGGTTACGCAAATGGCATCCAGAATCCAGGGCATCACCGTTGAGATCGGCGGCGATACCACAAAGCTCTCCAAAGCACTGGAAAGTGTAAACAAGTCAATCAAGGGGACGCAGTCCGGACTGAAGGATGTCAACAAACTCCTGAAACTGGACCCCTCCAATACAGAACTGGTTGTCCAGAAGCAGAAGATGCTTAAGGATGCCATTGAAGCTACCAAGGAAAAGCTGGCAACTCTGAAGACTGCGGCACAGCAGGCAAATGAGCAGCTTGCCAATGGTGAGATCACCCAGCAGCAATATGATGCCCTCCAGCGTGAGATCGTGGAGACCGAACAGAATCTGCGATCCTTACAGGACCAGGCGGCTACTACCAATGCAACTCTTGCCAAAATCGATGAAGCCGGAGAAAAGCTCCAGAACATCGGATCTTCTGTGGAGAATATCGGTAAGAAGTTCCTGCCGGTGACTGCCGCTGTAACGGGTCTTGGTACGGCAGCAGTAAAAACCGCAGCCGATTTCGATTCCGAGATGAGTAAGGTATCTGCCATTTCCGGTGCGACCGGGGATGACTTTGACCAGCTCCGTGCGAAAGCCCGTGAAATGGGTGCAAAGACCAAGTTCTCTGCATCCGAGGCAGCTTCGGCGATGGAATACATGGCCATGGCCGGATGGAAGACTTCTGACATGCTGAACGGCATCGAGGGCGTCATGAACCTCGCGGCCGCTTCGGGTGAAGACCTCGCTACGACTTCAGATATTGTTACCGATGCCCTTACCGCGTTCGGCTTATCCGCTGCGGATTCTGGGCATTTTGCCGATATCCTCGCAGCCGCTTCCTCCAATGCGAACACCAACGTCTCCATGATGGGCGAGACGTTCAAGTACTGTGCACCTATCGCCGGTGCGCTGGGGTTCTCGGCAGAGGATACCGCAGAGGCTATCGGTCTGATGGCAAACAGTGGTATCAAGGCTTCTCAGGCCGGTACTTCGTTGCGATCCATCATGAACAACCTTGCCGGTGAAGTGACCTTTGTCGGTGAGAATATTGGCGAGGTCACAATTGCTACCAGTAATGCGGATGGCAGTATGAGAAGCCTGAACGATATCCTTGCGGACTGTCGTGTGGCATTCTCCGGGCTGTCGGAATCTGAGAAGGCCGCCAATGCGGAAGCACTGGTCGGCAAGAATGCGATGTCCGGCTTCCTTGCCCTGATGAACGCCAGCCAGTCGGATATTGATAAATTAAGCGGTGCCATTGAAAACTGCGATGGCGCATCTGAGAGCATGGCAGAGACCATGCAGGACAATTTAAATGGTCAGCTCACCATCCTGAAATCTCAGCTGGAGGAGCTGGCTATTTCTTTTGGCGATATCCTGATGCCGACCATCCGTAAGATCGTGTCGGCCGTGCAGCAGTTCGTGGATAAGCTCAACAGTATGGATGAAAGTACCAGGGAATCGGTCATCAAGATCGGGCTTCTGGCGGCATCCATCGGTCCGCTGCTTATTGTGCTTGGCAAGACCATATCGACCGTCGGCACAGCGATGCGGGGATTCAGTTCTCTTGCAAAGGGTGTCCGGCTTCTTATCACCCATGTGGGCAGTGCCAGCGGTGTGTTCAGCAAGCTGGGTGTGGTTCTGGGTGGTCTGTCCGGGCCGGTCGTAGCAGTGGTGGCGGTCATCGGCACACTGGTGGCGGCGTTCATGAACCTTTGGAATACGAACGAGGAGTTCCGTACTGCCATTACCGGCATCTGGAACGACATCGTTTCCAAGGTGAAAGGCTTCTGCGATCAGCTGACACAGCGGATCAACGGGCTGGGCTTTGACTTCAAGGATGTCACCGAGGTACTGAAAGCTGTCTGGGATGGCTTCTGTCAGGTGCTTGCACCGCTGTTTGAGGGAGCTTTCCAGAATATTGCCACCATCCTTGGCGTTGTTCTGGATACGCTACTTGGTCTGTTCGATGTCTTTTCCAATGTGTTCTCCGGCAACTGGAGCTGCGCATGGGAAGCGGTAAAGGGTATCTTTTCCAGCATCTGGGATGGCGTGAAGTCCATTTTCTCCACGACCCTTACTGCTCTGAAGAGTGCGCTGGATGTGTTCCTTGGGCTGTTCGGTACGGACTGGCAGACGGTCTGGGGCAGTATCAAGAGCTTCTTCGAGACTGTGTGGAGTGGAATCAGCAGCTTCTTTTCAAACACAGTTTCTGCTATCCAAAGTGTAGCAACGACTGTATTTACAGCAGTGTCTGGATTTTTCACCACCGTCCTTACGAGTATCCAGACGACCTTCAGCACCATCTGGACTGCCATTTCCACAGCAGTTTCTTCTGTGATGAATACGATCCATGCCACGGTGACAACTGTGTGGACGGCAATCTCGACCGCGATCTCTACGGTCATGAACACCATCAGCACGACTATCACTTCGGTGTGGAATGGCATCTACAACACCATGAAACCTCTGTTGGATGCGTTCAAATATCTGTTTGAGACTATCTGGCAGGCGATCCAGATCCTGATCGGCGCAGCACTGACCGCAATTCAGACGAAGATCACTTCCATCTGGAACGCCATCGTTGCCTTCGTGACTCCAATGCTGACTGGATTGAAGACGACTTTCTCTACAGTTTGGTCAGCAATTCAGACAGCTATCTCCACGGTGCTGACTGCGATCCAGACTGCAGTGACGACGGTGTGGAACGCCATTGTGTCGTTCCTGTCTCCGCTGCTGACTGGCATCCAGACCCGGATGAGTACGGCATGGAATGCAATCAAAACGGTCATCTCGACTGTCCTTTCTGCGATCCAGTCCACGGTTTCTTCCATCTGGAATGCCATTAGCAGCAAGATCTCCGGTGTGGTAAATGGCATCAAATCGGTAGTTTCTTCCGGCTGGAATGCCATGAAATCCACGGTATCGTCCCTCAGTAACAGCATTAAGAGCGCGGCGACCACAGCTTTTAACTCGATGAAATCCGGGATTTCCTCTACGATTTCCGGTATCAAGTCCACCATCACGAACGGTTTTAACAGTGCAGTTTCCTTTATCAAGGGTCTGGCTGGACAGGCGTTCTCGTGGGGCTCTGACATGATCGGCAACATTGTGTCCGGTATCCAGTCGAGGATTCAGGATGTGGCAAGTGCTGTATCGGGAGTGGCAGACCGTATCCGTTCCTTCCTGCACTTCTCTGTGCCGGATGAAGGACCTCTGGCAGATATGGAAAGCTGGATGCCGGACTTCATGCAGGGTCTGGCAAACGGTATCACGACCAACACCAGCCTTGTGACTGCGGCGGCGGAGAACCTGTCCACCACGCTGTCTACCTCCATCATCAACTCCATGAGGGGTGTGGAGCAGGCATACAGTAAGAGCTGGGCAGCCATCAGCCAGACGGTGAAAACCGGAACGGCAGGTGTAAGTGCTGCGATGAGATCCGCATGGAGTTCCATTACGACCAGTACCGCCAGCACATGGAATACCATCAAGTCCAGTATCCAGAACAGCTTCTCGGCGGTGAAATCCAATGTGACCTCTGCGACAGCAGCAGTGAAAACGTCCATGACCAGTGCATGGAATGCGGTGAAGTCGCTGACAATGACCAGCTGGAACGGAATTAAAACGGTCATTACCACAGCGTGGAACGGGATTAAATCCCTTACCACCTCTGCGACCGCTTCTGTAAAAACGTCCATGACCAGCGCATGGAATGCGGTGAAAAACCTGACGAATACCAGCTGGAATGGGATCAAAACAGTCATCACGACTGCATGGAACAGCATCAAGAGTCTTACAACTTCCTCTGTATCCGCAGTTCGCAGTACGGTCACAAGCGGCTGGAACACACTGAAATCCACTACGACCTCAGCTTTCAACAGCATCAAGTCCACGGTGTCTTCGGCAATGTCCAGCCTGCGCAGCACGGCTTCTTCTGGTGTTGCAAGTATCAGGAGCAGCTTTAACTCGCTCGGTTCGATTGCTTCTTCGGCATACCGCTGGGGTGCAGATATCTGTTCCCAGATGGCGGCAGGTGTCCGGGCAGCGGCTAGTTCCGTGATCGCAGCGGCAGAAAATGTCGCAAGCAGGGTTAGAAGTCTGTTGCATTTCTCTGTACCAGACGAAGGTCCTCTGTCCGATGCAGATACCTATATGCCCGACTTCATGAAGCTGCTGGCAACCGGCATTAAGAAAAATGTCAAGTCGGTGGTGAAAGCCGTGCAGGGACTTGCTGGGTCTATGAGCAGCAACCTCACGACCCCGGTAGATTCTCTGGGCGACTGGATGGATTCCGTGGTCGGCAGTTTTGCCACCACGATCAAGAAAAGTCAGAGCGGTATCGGTAGTGCTGCAAGGGATGTGGGCAGCGGTATCCAGTCCCAGTTGATGTCCGGGCTTTCCGGTCTGAAAACACAGTTCCAGCAGCTCTGGACTGACCTGCAGGGTATCACCAAAACCGCAGTCGGTGGCATGAGCGATGAAGTGAAGCAGGATATGAAGGATTCCATTGGTGAGCTGAGCTCTCAGACCAGTTCCCTTGGGAATGCGATCCGTAGCCTTGGCGATACCTTCAACTCGGATTTCCTAAAGAGCCTGGGCAACGGCATCAGCAAGGTCGGTGACACGGTCAATACGGTCACGGGGCTTGTGGACAAGCTCGGTTCCATGAAGAACACCATTGGAAACCTTGGAAGTACGATGCAGAACCTCGGCAATGTTCTCGGCACAGAGAACGGCGGCGGTCTGCTGTCCAACATCGGCAGTTTCCTGTCGAAAATCGGCAGTGCAGATGGCGGTCAGATTGTGTCGAACTTTGGCAACCTGATCTCTGGGTTGACTTCCAAGATGGGCGGTCTCGGAGAAGGCATCACTGGCATTATCTCGAAGCTGGGAAGCCTTAGCTCCAGCGGCAGTGGAATCCTGTCGAATCTGGGCGGACTGCTTTCCGGTGTGGTATCGAAGATCGGTGGTTTAGGCGGCAGTCTTTCCGGGCTTCTGTCTGGTGTGGGTTCCACATTGGGCGGAATTGCTGGTTCTGCCGGCTCCGCAATCGCAGGACTGTTCGGTTCGGTTGGCACGACTGTATCCAGTCTGGCTGCTGGTGCGGGATCGGCTTTGGCTGGTATCGCTTCCTCGGCTGGAGGCGTGCTTGCTTCGGCAGGCACAGCACTGGCCGGTCTGGCCGGTCCTGCGGGTATCGCAGTGGCAGCAGTCGGCGGCATCGGTCTGGGACTGACCGCTCTCTGGAAAAACTGCGATGGCTTCCGGGAGGGTGTGACGAATATTTGGAACAAGGTCACTTCTGTATTCACGAACGGTGTCAATGCCATCAAGAACGGAATCTCCAATGCGGCATCTGCCATCGGCAATGTGGCATCGTCCATCTGGGGCAGTATCAAGAATGTGGCTTCCTCGGCGGTCAGCTGGGGCAAGGATATCGTTGGCGGTATTGCAGGAGGCATCAAGAAGGGTGTGAGCTGGGTCGGCAGTGCGGTCAAGAGTGTGGCAAGCGGTATCCGTTCGTTCCTGCACTTCTCTGTGCCGGATGAAGGACCTCTGGCAGATGCGGACACCTATATGCCAGACTTTATGAAGCTGCTTTCCGGCGGCATCAAGAAAGGCGAGGGCGAACTAATCAGCCAGATCAAGTCGATGGCAGCAAAGGTGCAGCAGGGTATGGAGGGCATCAGTTCCTTCAGTCTGCCGGAACTGACCCTGCCGCACTTCGATGGCTCTGGCTGGAACTTCCCGCAGGCAGCTCTGGCCGGAGGCGGTACCACCCGGACGACCAACCTTGGCGGTGTGTATATCACGGTCAATGGCTATAACGCCCGGAACGATGATGAACTGGCACAGACCGTTGCCGATAAGATCAACGGCATGATCCACGAGGATGATTCAGTCTTCAAGTAAAGGAGGAGATGCGTATGGGCTACAACACCCCAAAGCAGACAGTATCACAGTTTCAGCTCAAAGGCAGATACGCCAGACAGTATCTGGCCTTTGCCGGGAAGTCCAGCAAAGACTTCCTTTTATATTTGTCTGGACCCGGTGTATATGATTCCCCGGCTGCAGATGTGGAGAGTACCTCCGTACCCGGCAGGAACGGGGACATCATCACCGAGAATGCAAGGACAGGAAGGCGCAGATATCAGAACGTGGATATCAAGTATAAAGCATTTTTCTTCAACGGTCTGCCAGCCAAGACCGCAGCGGTCAAGGCGTGGCTGTTATCTCCGATCGGCTACCAGAAGTTGCAGGACACCTACGACCCGAATTTCTTCAGGATGGCAGTCTGCAAGGATGCTCTGGAATTTGATATCACCGCCCAGAAAGCCGCTGAGATGGAACTGACCTTCAATTGTAAGCCCCAGAGGTGGAGCGTGGATGGGCAGAGGACGATCCGGCTGGATGGCAGATCAACTTTGAAGAACCCATTTGCATTTCCGGCGCAGCCTATCTTCAAGGTCTACGGAGATTCTGGCGGTGAGCTGTATGTGGGTGAGGAGAAGATCACCATCCACAGTATTAAGGACTACGTGCTGCTCAACTGTGAGACGCACAACGCCTACAACGCTTCCGGCTTCTGCAATGAGACCATCCTTTCGGATGACTTCCCGGAATTGCCGGAGGGAAAGACACAGATCACATGGACAGGCGGTATCACAGCGGTGGAGGTGACTCCACGCTGGTGGACGCTGTAAGAGGGAGGTGCAGCCAGTGATCCCATGTTTATATGATTCCAGAGAAATGAAATTTGACCATAACGGCATCGGAAAGCTGGCAGATGCACAGTCTTGTACCGTAACGGAAAAGAGAAACGGAAGCTATGAACTGAAGCTGGTCTGTCCGGCAGATGGCATCCATGCAGAGATGCTGGAGGAGGGGAATATCATCCTTGCCAAGCCATCCGATACCATGCAGTCTCAGCCGTTCCGCATCTACAAGATCACGACCCCGATAGATGGAAAGCTGGAAGTTCAGGCTCGGCACATTTCCTACCAGCTGAACTTCATCACAGTTTCCCCGTTCTCAGTGACTGGGTGTGCGGGAGCAATGCAGGGGCTGAAAAGCCACGCTGCTTCTGACTGCCCTTTCGATGTCTGGACGGATGTGGACTCCAGTGCAACTTTTACGCTGGGCGTTCCATCGTCCTTCCGTAACTGTCTGGGCGGCATGGATGCTTCTGTGCTGGATACCTTCGGCGGTGAATTTGAGTGGGATCGCTACACGGTCAAGTTCCATAAGGCAAGAGGTGCCGACCATAACGTCCACATCATCTACGGTAAGAACCTGACGGATTTCAAGATGGAAAAATCCATCGAGAACACGATCACAGGTGTACATCCGTACTGGGTGGATAATGAAACCCAGGCGGTCATGGAGCTGCCGGAGAAGGTGGTGCTGCAAAGCAAACGGTCAATCCCATACCAGAAGATCACCGTGCTGGATTGTACCAGCAATTTTCAGGAAAAGCCGAGCGAAGCGGCACTCCGGGAATACGCACAGAACTATATCGACACCACGGACTTAACGGAGCCGGAGATCGACATCAAGATCGACTTTTTACAGCTCTGGAATACGCCGGGGTATGAGGACATCGTGGAGGCAGAGCGTGTTTCCCTTTGCGATACGGTCCATGTGTTTATCTCAAAGCTGGGAATCGAAGTCAGTTCCAAAGTCACCGAAACCGAGTATGATGCGCTGCTGGAACGCTATAACAGCATCACGCTGTCAAACTCCACGGTCAGCAGCCGAAATTCTTCTCTGACAGGTTCGCTCAACAGCATCCGGAATACAGCGGCGATTGCCTATGATACGGCAGTCCGTGCGGAAACGGCAGTGGGAGAGCAGGTCGGTGGGATCACAGCATCCATCATTTATGACGGTGCGCTTTTTGCTGCGCTGTTTGGCCTTCATTATAAAAATGAAACTGACAATAAGGGAAATACGACCCGGTATGCATTCAATGCGGCGACTTTGAAACAGTCCACGGTCGCATGGAAGAACAGCTCTGCCGGGTTGTTTGTATCCACGGATGGCGGTAAGACGTGGGGCTATGGCTGGGAGGAGGATGACACTGCAGTCAGGACAGCGATCCTGCTGGAACAGACCCTCAAAGAACTGGATGACCGCTATAAGAAAGCCATGGAGCTTTCCGAGGAGCTGCTGAAGGAACTGGATGAGCGGTACAAAACAGCGACCGCCATTTCTGCCGAGCTTCAGAAAACGCTCGATCAGCGGTACGAAACAGCAAAAAAGCTGTCCAAGGATTTATATGAGGAACTGGATAAGCGGTATGGCACCCTTACGGAAATCTCGGAAGATCTGCAAAAGGAGTTGGACGAGAGATACAGTGCGGCGAAGAAGCTGTCGGAAGAGGTCGAAAAAGAACTGGATGAAAAGTACCAGCCGAGTATCCCGGTATCGGAAACCGCACCGGAAGCCCCGGCAGCAGATACGTTCTGGGTCGATAAGAAGAACCTGCGGTTAAAGCTCTGGGATGGAGAACAGTGGCAGACCATCGGCTATGAGCCGGAACAGCTAACGGAACCGACCACACCGACCGGGCCGGAAACACCAGATATCGAAAAGCCGGGTGGTGAAGATAAGGATACGGAAAACAAAGAAGAAACAGATGACAAGAAGACCGATCAGGAAGGAGGGAGCGCGTAATGGTCACAAGCATTTATCAGGAAGTGGAACTGTCGCTGACGGAAAATCTCATTCCAGTGACGGTCCCGGTCAAACAGTATGATAACAGGGCACGGAAAGTCAGATGTGTTCTGTATAACAACTCGGTGCAGTATTCCGTACCGCAGGACTGCATTGTTGCCTGCTCTGGCACCAGACCGGACGGCACGATCTTCCATTACACCAGCGAGACGGCATCCGACCTTGTGTTTGTTGAAAATGGAGCGGTCGTTTTTACGATCACGACCTTCATGACCGCACAGGCGGGGCGGTTTCCGCTGGATGTTGTTATGCTCAGCACAGCGGGGGATGTCCTTGGTTCGTTCTCCCTCACCTTGAAGGTGGAGCGGGCGGCCATCAACAACGGCAAGATCGCCACTTACACCTATGCCGGTGTAGTGGAAGCCATCCGCAAGGGACTGCTGGAAGTGTATATCACGGACGATGGCTATTTTGCCGTTGTGTCGGAGGATGGACTCGGCTTCAGTGACAAGTCGGAATCCAGCACCATCCAGAAATTCATTGAAAATCTTTTGAACTGTACGGTTACGGATGACGGCTATCTTGCTTTCACCACCGAAGACGGTCTGAAGCTCATCTTTTCAATGGACGGTGACGGACGGTTGATCGTAGAGTTTGCAAACGGCTGATGCGGCCGGGAAAGGGGAAAATATGTCGGAATATATCGGCAACCGAATCGTCCCTCGCCATGATGGTGTCTGGGACAAAGCAAAAGAATATGAACCTCTTACCATTGTGTATGAGGAATCCACAGGCGACAGCTATATGAGCCGGAAACCTGTGCCGGCCGGAACGCTTCTATCACAGGAGGAATACTGGGCGATGTGTTCCCGGTTCTCGGAGCAGATGGCTCTGTACCGTCAGAATACGGCAGAAGAAGTGGAGCAGTTCCGCAAGGATACTGCGGCAGATGTAGAGCAGCTTCGTACAGATACTGCATCAGATGTGGCGGTCCTGCGCAAGATGACCGCGCAGGATGTGGCGGATATCACCCAGAAGGTCGATGCCGCAAATAGTGCGGTTGCGGCCAGTAAGTCTGAGATGGATAAGACTGCGGAAATGCTGAAAGCCCAGATCAATGCCAATGTCAAGGCATCTACGGACAAGAATGCCAACTATGCACAGGAGCTGGTAGATGCCCGTGTGGATGATGAGGGGAAGACTTATCCCACAGCCGGTGACAATATCCGTGCGGTCGGCAGGGTGCGTTCCATGCAGAATATCATGAAGAACTGGGTGATCAAAAATGGTTACGCAAACCAGAACGGCAACCTTGTAGCTTCGGAAAGCTGGCGCGTGGCGCACATGGTCCCGGTCAGCGGTGATGCGATTCTGGTGGACGGTCAGTTCGGCTATATGAGCGGCCGGGATGACTATAACAACGTGGTCTGCTATGACATGGACCGTAAGTTCCTCGGTGGCTGTTTCCGGGCAGAGAGCGGCAAGGTCTATGACAACTATGTGATCACACTGCTTCCGAATACCCGTTTCATCTCTGTCACCACCAATGAAAAGCTGTTCTCGAAGCTCTCGGTGTACCTCTATGACAACATGCTCCCGATGAGATTGCTGTCAAATTACGCAACAGGCTGGCAGTGGATGAACGGCAGCGTGGATATCAGGTTCACGGGCAGCAAGGTGACGGTCACATTCCCGGCGGGAAAGAGTGTATATGTCTGCCGCCGTACAAACGGTGCACAGTATGAGCAGACGAAACTGGTGGCGGAAAACAGTATTTCGGCTGACTTTGCAGTGGTGGGAAAATGGTGGGCGATCTATTATGATGGTGCGGAAGCATCCGCAGACGAGACGGGAGAAAAGACAGAAGTCCCTGTCATTAAGGTGGAAAATACAAGCGGCGATAGCTGGGGCAATCTATTCACAAAGGGCCGCTTTGTGTTTGCGGTCTTTTTTGACTGGAATGTGGTGTACGCAGCTCCTTCGAGCAGCGGTACAGTCATCAACGGGATCGATTATGGCAATCCAGCCAAGATTGCGAATACTGCGATGACCTGGCACAAGTACCGTTCAGCAAAGATGTTCCTCGCTACAGGCCAGTTTGCGATCGATACGGTCAACCGCACCATTCAGGTCACGAAACGTATCCTGGCGGTTGTCGATAACGGTGCTTACTACTGGATCAGTGCTAGTGAGGAGCCGGTACCGATGTTGGATAGTACGGAAGCAGAAAAGCATCACATGCTGATCCTTGCCTATGACTCGTCCATAGATCAGATCAATCTTTACAACACTGCACAGTTCCGGGCATTGGGAGTAAACGGCTACTATATCGCTGCATGGTATGAAAACCATTTCTGGTATCCGCACATGGGTTCCTCTTTCAGCATTGTGCTGGATGGCACGACTTATAAGGCTGGTGAGCTTTTCGATGAAGAACGGCGTGATTCCTATATTGAAAAGAAGTATGAGGACCGCTTCCAGCAGCTCCGCACGGATCTTGCCGGTAAGGATTCCCGCCATATGTATCTGGCAAGCGGCGGTATTACCATTGACCAGGATGGCGGTACGATCCAGGTCAGTACCAAGTGTCTGGGTGTTCCAGATACGTTCCACTATGAGTGGATCATGGCAGGCGATCCGGTAGAGATGGCATTTAACACACCCAGCTCGACATTTGGTATGCCGATGCGCATCCTCGCTTATGATGCCGGTACGAAAACCATCAATCTGTACGACACCAGCCTGTTCCGAAAGCTGGGTACGAATGGTTTCTATATTGCATCCTGGTATCAGAGCAAGCTGTATAATCCGCACATTCACCCGGATGTGAAGTTCATTGTGGGCGGTAAGGAATACAAAGCGGGTGATCTCTTCGCAGATAACGCGGCATCTTTCATCCCGAAGCGTATCACGGATTATGTGCAGAAAGCCATTACTCCGGCTGTAGAGGATGACATCGTGACCCCGTCCCACTGGGACTGCATGGAGGGACGCCAGCTTTCCATCTTCTTTGACTGTCTTTCCCGCCACGATGGCAAGGAAAATCTGTATGTGCTCGCCAGAGGCACGAATGCACCGAGCCTGACCCGGAACGAGTACTGCATGAACTACACGCCGACGAAGGACAGTACGGATTTTGCACTGACCGTCCGCCGTCTGGATGAAGATGACTGCCATACGGTATCGTCCAAACCTGTCCAGGTCAGGGTCCACCATAAGCTGAAGGACAAGCTCACGAAGAATATCTGCATCTGTGGAGACTCTCTCGTGGACAATGGTTCTGTGGCAACGGAAGTGTACCGTCTGCTGGCAGAGGATAATGACTGCGTGATCCACCCGCTGGGAACGAGAGGACCGTCTGGCGGCAAGCACGAAGGACGCGGCAGCTGGACCTTTGCCCGGTATCTGGCAGATACGGATTACGCCGGCAAAACGAATGCGTTCTGGGACAAGATCAAAGGCCGTCTGGATTTCCAGAAATACTGCGAGACCAACGGCTATGAGGGCATCGATTACTTCCTGATTGCACTTGGCACCAATGATGTGTCACAGGGCACTACACTGTACCGCACGGAAGCAGAGGTGCAGAAGTTCGTGGATCAGGCGAAGCAGTTTATCGATGCGCTGCTGGATAAGGAAACGGGCTTCCCGAACTGCAAGATCGGTATCGGTCTTTGTGGCCCCGGCTCGGATTATTCTTATCAGTGCGGTTCCAGCATGGGTATCTTCCATATGAGCATCAACACGCTGAACCTTGCACTGATCAAGGCATTTGATGCTGGCAAGTACCACAAGAATGTGACCTGCTTTGCCCACGGCCTGCGCACTGACCGCCGTCTGGCATTTCCGTACAGTGATAAACCGGTGACGAACCGGTTCACGGAAACCAGCCGGACGCTGACCAACAGTATCCATCCGTCCGCAAGGGGTTATCAGGCATGGGCAGACGGCTACTATTGCCAGATCCGTGCGTGGCTGACGGAGGACAGCAAATAATGCGGCATTTTGCCGGGAAAGGAAAAAGAATATGATGAATCGTCAGAAAATTCGGGGGGGGGTACTATGTAGCTCTTGACCTCTCAAAGACAGGACCTCCCAGTCTGCCGGATGCAGTGAAAATCATGATGGCCGGAGCAGACCGGTAGAAGGGAGACTGTTATGTCTAAATTTATTGGAAGAAGAATCGTTCCCAAACACGATGGTGTGTGGGATATTAGCAAGGAATACGAAGAACTCAGCATTGTACTCGATAAATCGTCCGGAGAGAGCTATATCAGCAGGAAGCCTGTGCCGGCCGGAACTGCCATTTCGGATCAATCTTACTGGATGCAGTACAGCCTTTACAGTGCCCAGATTGCAGAAGCGATCCGGGAGATGAAAGAGACCGAAGCTCATCTTACGGAATATGTTGACAAGGCTGAATGCAATATGAACACCCGTGTGGCATCGGCAGAAAGCCTTACCAACAGCAATAAGGCAGAGCTGAACAGCCGCATGGATACGATGGATAAGCGGCTGGATGCCAATGTGTCGGCTTCGACCGATAAAGATAAGGACTATGCCGCAGAGGTTGTGGACGCACGGGTGGATGAAGAAGGGCAGACCTATAAATCAATGGGATCTCATGTTCGGGCAATCGGATCTGGTAAAGGTATCTTGAAAGATGCATTGAACGGAAGCCGCTTGTCTTTTCTGAATATCACGCCGGAGCTCAACTGGACGGCAGATAAATATATTCCGAGAAAATATGGCGGAGTGGAGACTTTTTCACAGACACCAAACGTGTATTTCGCTACGGTAGAATATATTTCATTTCCGTATGGGGGGTGTTGGATTCAGGTTTGCTCTGCCATGTCAAAAGTGGAAAGCGATAAATCTGGGATTGCTTTTTATGATGCCGATAAGAAGTTTATCGCTGGAAGTGACTACAACCGGGAAACGAACAAACTGGCATTGCGGCGCATTTTCTGTCCGGAAGGGACAGCGTATATGCGGATGACCTGCATGGGGCAGGAAAACCTCGATGGTGTGGGTCTGTGGCTGGATGATTGCAGTGTTTCTGTTGGTCAGATCGTAGATCAGGCGGTCACGCATGAGAAATTGGCACAGAAATGTGTTAAGACGGACAATCTGGCAGATGAATCCATAACACCGGAAAAGCTGAGTGATGGTGCGGTGCTTGCAAAAAATGCGGCATTTCTGGAGATTCCCCTGGATATTGTTCTGACCCCCGATTTGTATATTTCTCGGTCAAATGGAAGCCTCCGGACATATACGCCTGGAACCAACACTTATTTTGCGACTGAAGATTATCTTCCATTTCCGTATGGCGGTAGCCGATGCCTTTTACGCGCCAGCATGAGTACAGCACCCAATGATGTTTCTGGTCTGGCATTCTATGATGCAGATAAGAAATATCTTTCTGGTCTGAAATATGCTCAGGAGAAGGGTGGGGTTTTGTGCTATACAGAATTTGTTTGCCCGAAGGGAACGGAATATATCCGGCTGACTATGTACAAGGAAAACCTGAAGGATTTTGCAAAGATCTGGTTTCAGGATACAGTTGTTTCTACCGGGAAGGTGCAGGATGGGGCAATCACAACTCCTAAAATTGCCGATGGCGCGGTCACGAAGGGAAAATTGGAAGTAAGCATCCAGAAGCGGTTGACAGCCGAAGTGAATGATCTGCTGGGATTTAATCTTTCGGATACTCCGTTGGAGCGCATTCGCAATGATGCCGGTTTGATGGCGATTTTCCGACATGTGGGCTGCATCGGAGATAGTCTTGCCAGCGGAGAAGCTGTGTATAAGAAAGCAGATGGTTCTACCAGTGGAAAAGATCTGTTTGAGTATTCCTGGGGACAGTATCTTGCCAGAATGACTGGCAATACCTATTACAACTGGTCAAGAGGTGGACTCCGGTGTGATACGTTCCTTTCCAGCTCTATGGCAGTTGAGTGCTTTGACGGAGAGCATAAGTGCGAGGCTTATGTCATCGGACTGGGGCAGAACGAAAACAATAAGAAGTACACCATTGGCACGGCTGCGGATATCGACATGAATGATTATACACAGAATCCGGATACCTACTACGGGAATTACGGAAGGATCATCCAGAAAATTCAGCAACTTCAGCCGAAAGCAAAAATCTTTGTGCTGACCGATCCGTTAAAAGCTGTGGAAACTGCCGGGTATAATGCTGCAGTTCGTGAGATTGCAGGGATATTCCAGAATGTGTATCTGGTTGACCTTTTCACTTACGGCACGACATTGTATTCTTCCGGTTTTCTTTATCAGCAGAAGCGAGGAGGACATTTCAATGCAGTTGGCTATTTCATCTGTGCCATGATTATCGCCACCTATATCGATTGGATTATCAAGAAGAACCCGACCGAGTTCCGGGAGGTTGAATTTATCGGATTAGATAACAAATTTTATTAAATTTCCACCGTCAAGGACAGACATACTTCTAAAATGTCTGTTAAACGGTGTTCATTATAGAAGGAGTTTTTTTACACAAGGCGGCAGATGCCGTCTATTTTTTATGCCCAACTGGGCAGGAAAGGACAAGCGTATGCAGAATGTGATCGACAAGATTGAATGGATGTTCGCAGGATTGGGCGGATTTCTGGGCTGGTTCTTCGGTGGCTTTGATGGCTTCCTTTACGCTTTGGTGGTGTTCGTGGTCTGTGACTACTTCACCGGGGTGCTGGCAGCAGCCATCAAGCATGAGCTGTCTTCTGAGGTCGGCTTCCGTGGCATTGCCAAGAAGGTGTGTATCTTCGTGCTGGTCGGGATTGCCAACATCATCGATACACAGGTGCTTCAGAATGGCTCTGCCATCCGCACGGCTGTGGTGTTCTTCTATCTGGCAAATGAAGGTCTGAGCTGTCTTGAGAATGCGGCGGTGATCGGTCTTCCGGTGCCGGACAAGCTGAAGGAGATGCTGGCGCAGCTCAAGGAGGAAAAAAGCCAGAAGAAGCACGAGAACGAGGAACAGTGATGAACTGGGAGAGGTGTGACAGCCTCTCCCTTATTTTTAGGAGGAGAACAAGATGAGTAAGAAAGAATACCCTGCAAAGCTGACGACCGGCTATTACCGTGTGCGGGTGGATTGGGAAGATGAATCCTCCCAGCTTGGCGCATACCGGCTGCTGGCAAACGCGAAAGCAAAGTGTGATGAGAATCCGGGCAGCCGTGTTTTTGACAATGACGGTAATGTCATCTACCCGGAGGAAGCCGTGCCTGTTACGGGAGCAGAGGATAATGAGGAGCGAGAGGTACTGGATAAGCCGGAGGAGAAGGAACCGGAAAGTCCTGTGGAAGAATCGGAGGCGGGAGAGCAGCCAGCGGATAAGAAAGAAGAGCCTGTGGATGAGGTCGAGTTCCCGACTGCAGAGGAACTTCCGGCGACTATTGCCTACGGTAAGCTCAAGACGCTCATGAATATCCGCACCAGTCCGGATCTTGAATCCGAGGTCGTAACGGTCTACAAGAAAAACACCATTGTGGAAATCGCGGAATTCTGTGATGGCTGGCTGAAGATCAAATGCCCGGAGGCAGAGAATGGTTTGGCGTATGTCCTCAACAGTGCCGATACCTATGCGTTTACTGCCAGCAAGATCTATGAGGTGCATCCCGGCGACAATCTTTGGAAGATCGCAGAGAAGGAGCTGGGAGATGGTACTCGCTACGGAGAGATTCGTTCGCTGAACGGTCTGACCTCCAATGCCATCCGGGTCGGCATGAAGCTGCTGATTCCTTAAAAATACACATTGCGCAGAGGCTCGGAGAAATCCGGGCTTCTATCTTTTTTAGGAGGTAATCATTATGGGATATACCAATAGTCCACTTGTTGTTTACACCAATCTCTCCCCGAACCACTCCGGGCAGAGGACACACAGCATCGACCGTATCACACCGCATTGTGTTGTGGGTCAGCTTTCTGCGGAAAGCATCTGCGGCTGCTTTACCAGCACGAGCCGTCAGGCAAGCTGCAACTACGGCATCGGCAAGGACGGCAGGGTTTCGTTGTGCGTGGAAGAGAAGAACCGCAGCTGGTGCTCTTCCAGCAATGCGAATGACCAGAGAGCTATCACTATCGAGTGCGCCAGTGACCTGACTGCACCGTATGCCATGAACAGTTCGGTGTACGATTCCCTAATTAAGCTCTGCACCGATATTTGTCAGCGCAACGGCAAGAAAAAGCTGTTGTGGCTGGGGGATAAGAATAAGACACTCAACTATGCTCCGGCAGCAGACGAGATGGTGCTGACTGTGCATCGCTGGTTTGCCAACAAAAGCTGCCCCGGCGACTGGCTGTATGCCCGTCTGGGTGATCTGGCGGCAAAGGCGACGGCGGCACTGGGCGGTTCTTCCGGCTTGCAGGCATCTTCGCTGAAAAATCTATCTGAGGCAGAAGCAGTCACAAAGATCGGGCCGCTATTTACGGAGAACCAGAAACAGTCCGGCATCCTCGCCTGTGTGTCGATGGCACAGTTCATTCTGGAGTCCGGCTATGGCACGAGCGAGTTGGCGCAGAATGCCAATAACTGCTTTGGCATGAAGGCTGACCTCTCCGGTAATACCTGGCCGAATTCTGCATGGGATGGAACGTCTGTCTACACGAAGAAAACGCAGGAACAGAACCCGGACGGTTCGATGGTCACAATCACAGCTAATTTTCGCAAATATGACTGTGTGGAAGATTCTATTGCCGACCATGCAGCGTATCTGCTGGGGGCAATGAACGGCAGCAAGAAACGCTATGAGGGTCTGGCAGGCTGCACGGACTACAAGAAAGCAGTGCAGCTGATCAAGGACGGTGGCTATGCGACCAGCCACACCTATGTTCAGAACCTTTGCAGTATCATCGAGCGTTGGAACCTTACGAAGTATGATCTGGCAAAAGCGTCTGACAGCACCGCGATTTCCGGCTGGTATCGTGTGCGTAAGAGCTGGCAGAACGCGGCTTCCCAGAAAGGCGCATTCCATGAGCTGGTCTATGCCAAAGAATGTGCAGATGCAAATCCCGGCTATACGGTCTTTGACCCGGACGGCAAGGCGGTCTATCCGACTACCCTGGCGGCATCTGTGCCGTATGCAGTCCGTGTATCCATTAACGACCTCAACATCCGCAAGGGACCGGGCACGAATTACGGTAAGACCGGTTATTACACCGGAAAGGGCGTGTTCACCATTGTCGCAGAATCTGCTGGAACTGGCTCGGTCAAGGGCTGGGGTAAGCTGAAATCCGGCGCAGGCTGGATCAGTCTGGACTATGCTGCCCGGATCTGATAAGACCTCCCCACCCGCCAAGGGTGGGGTACATATCGTGCAGATAGAACAATAATCGGAGCGGTATTTCTCCGTCTTTCTGCGCCGATAAAACTTGATAATATCACGAAACAGAGGGAATATGTGACTGCCCAAAGGAAGAAACGGGCAGAAAGGAGTGGAGATTATGAGTGCAGGAACTGATTTTCTGGCAAGTTTACAGAAAGCAACGGTCAAAAATACCGTCCAGCAGAAACAGAAAAAGAGAGAAACGGCATCTGCCGTGGATGTTTCAGCTCTGTTGGCAGCAGCCCTTAAACCGAAAGAAGCTGTGGCAGGAGTCCGTCAGAGTACGGAAGCTGCCACGGCTTCCTTTTTACCCTCGACTGACACGCAACAGGACAGGTCTACTCAACAAAAACCAAAAGAAGTAGTAGACCCCGGCATTACCGCACTGATTCAGAATGCGCTGGCGGCAAGGAAAGTCATGGCACAGCCGGACATCGCAGAAAAAGTACAGAGCGGGATGCAGAGTGAGTTCTCACAGCTTTTTCATGCAGATGAAGAACCACAGGAACAGGACAACCGATTCATCTCCACGGCTACGTTCCGTGCAACGAAAAAGAAAAATGGCTGTCTGAAGGTGGCTGCTTACATCCGCGTTTCTACAGATTCGAGTGATCAGGAAAATTCCTACGAAACACAGGAACGCTATTTTAACCAGCTGATTGAAAGCAATCCGGAATGGAATGCAGTTGGTGTGTACTCAGATTACGGCATCTCCGGTACATCCAGAGAAAATAGAACCGGATTCCGCAGACTGCTCCGGCACTGCAAAGAGGGAAAAATCGACCGCATTGTGTGCAAGTCCATTTCCCGTTTTGCACGGAACACGGCAGATTTCATGGAAGCATTGGATGCCCTGCATGACAGTGGCGTGACGATCCTTTTTGAAAAGGAAAATCTGGACACCGCTGACCCGACGAATGATTTTATCCTTACTACGCTGGCGGCAATCGCCCAGGAAGAGAGTCGGAGTATTTCCGGCAATATCAATCTTGGAAATAAGATGCGCTTTCCAAAGGGAGAAGTCAGGAATGCGGTCATTTATGGGTACCGCTACAATGGAAAGGTCATTACCCTTGAAAGTGGATATAAGTATAAGGACATTGAAATCGTTGAAGAGGAAGCGGCGGTGGTCAGGCGAATCTTCCATGAAGTTCTGGAAGGTAAGGCATATACAGAGATTGCCAGGAGCTTGAATTTTGATAGAATTCCACCACCGCGAACAAAGGCAGTGGAAGCCCGAAAGAAAAATTCAAAAAAGGGACAGCTCAACAGTGTGTTGGAAGATGGCTGGACTGGACGGCAGATCGGGCAGATTATTCGTGCGGAGCGTTACACAGGGGCAGTCCGGATTCAAAAAAGCTATACTACGGACTACTTAAACCATGAAAGACAGATAAATAATGGAGAAGTTCCGCAATATCTGGTCAGAGACCATCACCCGGCAATTATCGATGAAGAATTGTTTGCAAAAGTACAAGAGATACGAATAATGAACAGTTCTTACTACGGCAGGGGGCTGGGAAAATTAAATGTACCGAAGGCTTTTAGCGGAAGACTCATCTGTGGAGAATGCGGACGATTTTATAATGTAAGAAACTCAAGCGGGAGCAACACGATTTGGTTCTGCCCTTCCAGCAATCAGAATAATGGAAAGAGGATCTGTCATGCAGAAAAGGTGTATGAGGAACAGATCATCCGCGTATTCCGAAAAGGTGTTCTGGAACGGTTCCGGCTGACGGTCAAACCGATCCACGATGATGTGAAGATTGCAGACATCATGAGTGGACGGTTCAAAGAGCAGTATGAAAATTTCACCCCGGAAGCGGACAGCTTTGTGAGCCAGATGTTGTCGCGGCTGGAAAGCATACAGAAGCTGGACTTCATGGAACGTGACCGTGCCTTTTATAAAAAGCAGATTTCGGCGGCCCATCTCAGTATCGAGAGCACGAATAAGAAAATCCGTCTGCTGAAGAGTCAGGTGGATGTTATGCAAACCAGACTGGAACTTCTGGGTGATGAGATGATCGATGCAGCCACCATTGAGGAAAAGAGACAGCTGATTGAAAAGCTGGAACAGGCGGTAGCAGCAGACGAAGAATCGGAACAGAAACTGACAGAACGGCTTGACTATCTGGAAGAATACTGGGAAGAGTTGGAACAGGATTATGACCGCCGAGAAAAAGCCCTCGAATGGATGAAACAGCTTCCGGCAGGACGGGAAGGAATGATAGAATTTCTGAACGGTATGACGCAGGAACACTGCAAGGCATTTATCCTTTCGATGACTATCCATTCTCCGCTGAAGTACACGATCCACTGGTTCGATGACACCAAAACGGAAGTTGAGATGGATACCAACATCGAGGATTACCGCTACACTGCCAGCTACTTTGATGGTCATGTGATGCGGAATGGAAGCCAGAGAAAGCAGTATGTGAAGCAGATTCGGAGAAAGTAAAGCGAGAGCCGGTCGGAAGAGGATCGGCGGAAAGGAGCAATTATGGCACAGAGAAAAGTAGACGTGATCCCTGCCAGTGTGCGATCAGTGCAGAATGGCGGACAGCTGAAACAGCAGACGAACATCCGTGTGGCGGCTTACTGCCGCGTGTCCACTGGCGATGAAAGCCAGCAGACATCCTACACGACCCAGAAAGCATTCTACAAGAACCTGATTACAGGAAAACCTGGATGGATCTTTGCAGGCATCTATGCCGATGAAGCTAAATCCGGCACGAACAGAGAGCACCGTGAGGAATTCAACCGCATGATGAAGGACGCGATGGATGGCAAGTTGGACTACATTGTCACGAAGTCCATTTCCCGATTCGCACGAAACACGATCGATTCCCTGACCTGTACCCGTGAGCTTCGGCAATTGAAGCCGCCTGTGGGTGTGTACTTCGAGAAGGAAAATATCGATACGCTGGATGCCAAAGGCGAGCTGATCCTGACCATCCTTTCCGCTTTGGCACAGGATGAGAGCCGTTCCATTTCGGACAACATCCGCTGGAGTATCCAGAAGAAGTTCCAGGCGGGCGTTCCGCATATCAATCTGAAGCGGATGCTGGGGTATGATCTGGGACCGAACCAGGAGTGGGTGATCGTGCCGGATCAGGCACAGGTGGTGCGATACATTTTTGAACGCTTCGTGAGAGGGCAGACCGCCAATAAAATCGCCGAAGAATTGAACGAACTGGGAAAGACGACTGTGACCGGAAAGAAATGGAGGGCAAGCTCCATCCTGATCGTTCTGCGGAATGAGAAATATGTAGGCGATGTGGAGATGCAGAAGACCATCACGAAGGACTTCCTGACACACCGTTCCAGCATCAATAAGGGCGAAGCACCCCGGTACTATGTCAAGAACCACCATGTGGGCATCATCGACCGGGTGACTTGGGATAAGGTGCAGACGCTTTTGTTCGAGAAGCCCCGGACGGATATGACGAAAGGCCCCGGCAAGAAAAAGACCCGCACCATCAAAGGCTCACCTTTTGGGAATCTGCGCTGTGGGGCGATCCTTGAGCATGGACCGGATGCCGGAAAGCCCTGTGGTGAAGGATTTTTTCGTGTGACGTATACTGGCGTGGCAAATGGCTACACGGATGAGAGGAGCCTGAAAGCAACAGGGGAGGATACGGGTGAATTCCTCGAAAAGTACAGCTATTCCTATCCTGTCTGGCGGTGCAAGCGGAAAGCAGGAGAACGGCAGGACGCACCGCCCAGGAATGGCAGTCCCGACCAGAAAATGTACTGCCGGAGCAAAAAGGGGTGTATGTCGGATGAGGAAAAGAAGGCTGCTAATGAACGGTGTCCTTCTGAAACCTATTATGAATGCGCTTTGGAGCAGAGCTTCATGGAACTGCTTTACAGAATGAAGCGGGATTACGAACAGCACGGCGATGCATCCATGATCGTGACCCTGTTCGACAACGCTTTTGAACAGGCGATGAAGCAGGCCAAGAACAACAGCATCTCGGTACAGCGGCTTCAGACGGTAAATTCTCAGATCGAGGAACTGGAAGAACGCCTGCAGGATGCGGTGAGCCATCAGGTGGCAGCTCTGCGGGAAGCAGCTCTGGAAGATAATGCGGAACTGAAGGATGCTCTTTCCAACGGCGAGGTGACAATCGATGACATCGACACGGACATCCGGAACGGGCTGACCCCGAACAGCATCGGAGCATCCTTTTATGAGATTTCGGCAGAGGAAGGCTCGGAAGCCCAAATCTACACGGAACTGGTAAATGACCTGCGGGAGCGCATCAAGACACTCCGCCATGAGCAGCAGACTATTGAGGCGGAGCAGGGTGTGCTGGCGATCATGAAGAAGAACTTTGAATACTTCCTCGCCTGCCTGAAAGAACTGCCGGATACCAACGCGGCCGGAATGCCGTTGAAGGTCAACGGACTGGATGTACAGGGCAGTCTTCTGAGAGATGTGGATGGCAAGGTCATCGAAGGGCGGGTGTCCGCTGTGACCAAGGGCAAGCTGAAGCTGACACCAGAGCGAATTGCCGAAGCACCGGATATGCTTCATTTCGAGAAGGGCATCTACTGCGCCTTCATCGAGAGCGGAGTGGTGCAGGGGGATATCATCACCTACAAGACGAACTTCGGTGTAACGCTGACTGCAAAGGGAAACCTCAGAACGCTGACCAGCTTCATGGGATTCAAACGGAGCGACCTCAACGGCACGGTGGTGTATGTGGATGCACCGTATAAGGTGCATGGCTTCAGCATCCAGTACCGCCGGTATCTGACGACCGCCGCAAAACGGGAACGGGGAGAAGCCGTGTGAGGAAAACACTATTTTGAAGAAACCAACGATAAGATGAACGGCATAAAGTGAGAAGATGACCCTGCTGGATGTGGTTTGAAACTGCATCTGGCAGGGCCTTTTTTTGTTTATCCGGAAAAATTTGGTTGCTATGTGCAGAGTTCAGTTATATGTTGTGGGTACACAGAAATACACATAGCAGGGAGAGGATTAGTGTGAAAAGGTTATCGTGGCTTTCCGTTGAGGATTACGGGACAACACCGCTGGAGATAATGGTCGTAAGCACCATGAAAGGGTATCTGCGGCAGATGCCGGAGGATGAAGCACTGCGTAAGATCGGGGAGATCATAGAACCAAAAGTCATCCGGCTGGCGGGTGAAGACAGCGCACCGATGCCGGTGCAAAGCATTATTGAAGGAGCAAAGCTCGCTGCGTTCATTGATGAGGCGGTGGCAGATGCTTTGAGACGGATGGAGCAGGACAAGAGCGATGTGGCGCAGATTGCCATAGAGATGCTGCGAGGAGTGGACGGCAAACATATCGTGGAGACTATGAGCCCAGAGTTTGTGGGATTCGTACAGGATGCGTATCGGAGCTTGAGATATAGAAGAAAATAAAAACGGAAAAACCGTTGATAATTTCTTTTTGACGGGGTATAATAAGAACAGCGAAAAATAAAAACGGAAAAGCCGTTTTTAGAAGGGAGATTGAAAAATGAAAATACTTCGTATCACTGCACAAGGACTTCCGCTCTTTAAGGAAGATCTTGATATCTGCTTTTATACCCAACAGCGTGTAAGTGAGGATGATAAAGATAGCCTGTATAGGATGAAGGATAATTACTACCTTCATTCTGCCTGTGCTTTTATTGGCATCAATGCGTCTGGAAAAACATCCGTGCTGAAAGTTATCAATCTGGCTTTGAGCATTGTTAAAAATGAGCCCATTAATCATGTGGAAGCAAAGAGCATTCTTGGAGGAACTGAGAAGGCAACGATTCGCACATATTTTTATGATGAACGCAAATACGTCTGCTGCCTGGAGACTGTGATTGCGGCAAAGAAGGCAAAAGCGGGAGATTATAATTACTCTATTCTGGCCGAAAAAATGTGGGAGAAACCGATTGCCGGCGTAAAGTCGAAAAAATATCTGACGGATTTTACCGGAATAGAGCCGGCTGCAGTTCGGAATAATGATGAAGCTTTCCTTCCGGACGATGTTAGCTTGATTATTGCTTATAATAAAAAGACAAATGATAAGGTTGAAGTATTCAGCCTGCTTTCTTATACAAATGTGAATGTCCTTCCATTTACAGATGACATTCCACTCGAAGTGATAGCTTTTCTTGATCCGACCATTGAAAAATTGTGTTTTAAAGAAACCGATGGAAAAACCTTTATTCATTTGAAATTTAAGGGTGAAGATGAGATTATCTTGAACAATGCAGTGGATCTTGAACAGTATCTGTCTTCCGGCACAATCAAGGGTATCATTACTTTTTCAATGGTAAAAGAGGTTCTTCAGTCCGGGGGATACCTTCTGGTGGACGAAATCGAAAACCATTTTAATAAAGAAATTGTCACGACTTTAGTACGCTTCTTTATGGATAGCCGTTTGAACAGAA